AATATCCTGATCAAACGTACGAGTATATAAAATGTCTGGTTCCCAGTCAAATACCTGTTGGGCTGATGATTTGGCCTGTTTCAGCCCTATGCGAGAAGCGCAGCTTTCCGACGAGGAAGTCTTCTCCGGGTTTGCCAATATGTTGTTCGAAACATATATGCCTAACGCAAATCCCAAGGTTTTGACAAAAACGACATTTTATGACAGTCAAAACGCTCTTCACGAGGTTTCAATCCAATCGCCCGAAACACGGCAAGTTGGGGAGGGAGCCTCGAATGAAACAATTGCTGCAACCATTGTTCCCATGGTTGACACGCAAGTTGTTCCATCGATGGAGCTTACGCAGCAATACGAAGTCCTGGTTAATGCACTACCAGGCGAATCCTCCGACAACTCCCGGAAGGCCACCCGGGATCCCTCTCTTTTGGCCCCCCTAATTGAGAAGGCGGGGAAGATGCAGAACCCATCAGTTCGCATATCACGCCACCAGCTCGTGACCCCCACAACTAGGCGAGATGAGGAAGTTAAGGGTAACCCACTTCTCAGAACACATGTAGACGAATTCATTGATGGATTCGTTAGCGAGTTGGAGACAGCAGACTTCTTCTCGGTCGGAAAAGGAAAGAACATTGGTTCATCGCCCTACGAAAATCTGCGGGTAAACATGCTGAAGCGTGCACAGGAGGGCCAATACACCTGTCACAACCGAGCTGATTTGTCCAAGCGCTGGGAAAACTATGTTCAAGAGAGAATACAGGAGTTCACGGGGATTGAGTCCGCTGCAATTCATTGTGCCACTGTTATTTTACAGAAGATGTTGGACATAAGCGGTGCCACCGTCTGCGCACAGGAGCTATTGTCTTATGGGCCGGAGCAGATTCTTGAGCGTTGCAACCCCGGGAACGCCAACGACTACAAGGTGTTCTCCGGGATCAAGAAGAGAACCGACCCAGAGATGGTGAACATTGGTTTGACAATGTTTCAGAGGTTGATCCAAATGAGCGATGCGATTTCAGCTGGGATGGTTGTTACGAAGTCCGATGTGTACAAGGAGTCCATTTGTACCTCGTTCGGCAAGACAGAAGTAGTTGGTTCCACAGTTGGAGCCGATGGCGGTCGTGTGAAGAAGAACTGCCGTGCCATATTCCCAACATCCCCTGTGGACTATTTCAAGAAGACCTTCTTGTTTTATGATCTTGCACAGGAGCTAAAGGAGCGCTTTCCTTGCTACGGCCCTGGGTTTGCCGCCGGAAGGGCTCACGACAAGAAGGTGGTCGACCTCCTCAAACACGCTCTGGACGGAGGCAAGCCAACAACAAGAGAATCGGCATACGCAGAAGGGAGGCCCATCAGGATCATCAATAGGGATATGAAGCACTGGGACACGCGCATGTCTGAGGCTGCCATATTGACCACACTGGAAATATTGGAGTCCAGAGTCAACAAGAACTCCCTGTCCCAGCGGGAGAAAAATATCCGAAGTCTTGTCTACGATGTTGCTGCGGACGAAGTTCTGACTAAGCTGGTTGAGCATCCTTCGGGGTACCTAATGTGGGTATCTGGGACATTGCCCTCTGGAACATATGTTACTTCGCTGTTGAACTCAATGTGCAACGTTCTGTTGTGCATTGCTTGCCCAATATATTTGTCAATGAAATATGGGAAGAAGTTGTGGGCCCAGGATGACATATTGACCCACGCCGGTGAGCTTGCAGAGATCGCG